AGACGTTGTATATGAAAAATAATAAAATTAAACAACTAATGGAACATGGATTGAGCCATTCATTGTTATCAACAATGAATGAAGGTCAAATCAATCAACTACATAAGATGATGGTTGGTGAACAAGAAAAAGGTTCTGTTATGTTAAAAAAAGGTGATGACCCAAAACCATATACTGATAAAGGTATTAATGTTACTGTAACTGAAAAAGAGTTGGAAGAAGATGATGAGGTTACTATGGACCCAAATAAAGATGTTGAAACTCAAGACCCATACCAAATAGGCCCCTCATCTGATGATGGATTTGGTAATGAAACTGATGATGGAATGGGTATGTTTGAAGAAGAAAAAAAAGATGGTCCAAATCCTTGGGCTATTTGTCATTCACAAGTTGGTCCAAAAAAATCAAGAAAGTGGGAAAGATGTGTTAGAGAAATTAAAAAACAATTAAAAGAAGGAAAAAATCCTTATTTACCTATAATGGAAGCCGCTTTGGCAAAAATGGTTGAAAAACATATTTCACCAAAAATGACTAAAAGTGAATTAATAAACACTTTAAGTGAAAATGGAATTATTTCTCGTCCATTTAAAAATAGTATGATTGGATTTGTTGGTCATGATGAATTGGACAAACCAACAGAAAAAGTTTATGTTTCTAAAAAAGAGACTATGGAACAAGGTACAAAAACAGCACCAACAAGAGTAAAACCTGGTACTAAAGAAAAGGAAAAACCTGGTAAAATGGACCCATTTAAAAATCCAAAACACCAACCAAAACCAAAGGCTGAGAAAATTGATGAACAAGGTACAAAAACAGCACCAGCACCAACAAGAGTAAAACCCGGTACTAAAGAAAAACCAAACACATCAGACCCTTTTAAAAATCCAAAACACCAACCAAAACCAAAAGCATCTACTGAAGCACCAAAAATGGGAACGGTTAAAATACCTGACTATTTGGAATTTGACCAATTAAAAATTGATTTTAAAAACCAATAATGAAAAAGAAACAAATTGTAAGAGAAGCTCCAATTGATTATGGAGATAGACCTGAAAGAATGTCACCAGATATTGAAAGAACAATTCTTTCAAAAGGAACTCCATTGTCTACAAATCCGGCATTTCCAAATATTGAACAGGGTAATTTACCTGAAACATTTGAAGAGTTAGTTGCTTCTAAAAGATTTAAAGATGTTGTTGCTAAAGTTAGACGTTATGTACCAAATGCTGGTGCTGATATTTCAAGAGGTAATCCTTTACAACAATTACAAAGAATGATGATGACTATGGCCATGCAATTGTTACAAAAACAAATGGCTCATAAAGAATATCTTGAAAATTTGGCAATTGATTTGGTTAGAAAAGAAATGGGTGTAAGACCAGACCAAATTAATTATGTTGCAGAACTTGTAATGCCAGGTCAAATTGATATGACAGGTTTTCAAAAACAAGGTGAAGAACCTGAAGACGAGGAAGTTGAACAGAATTTCCAAGAAAAAGAAGAAGACCTTGAAGATTTCATATCAGCATTTGAAAGATTTGATATTGAAAAGGCGAAAAGAAGATTTATAAATGCGTTAATTCAAGGTTCATCTAAAAAAGGACATTACATGTTTGAATTAGTTAGAGATGAATTAGATAGAGTTGACCCCGACTTATTGAATTTGTACGGTGTTGTTATGTCTGTAAATGATTTATTGTATTGGGTATTACCTGACGAAATGATGGACATGATGATGAGTCAAGGTGGTGTTGGTGGTAAAGAAGAAGTTGATATTCAAACTGACCCCCCAACAGTTAAAGCGACAGGTGTATTTTTTCCTATATTAATTCACGAGTTAATTAAAGGTACAATGGAAATCTTGGGTACTCAAGGACTTCCTGATGACCCAAAACAAGCCGAAATGGTCATGGCATCAACTGACAGCTTATCAAATGAAATTTGGGATTTAAGAATTGGTCCAGTATTATGGGAAAAATTCTTGACTGCGTATCCCGAAGAATTATTTGAAGAAGATAAAAAATTCATACAAAACTACCTTTTTGCAAGATTTTCAGCACTTTCATCTGAAGAGTTTTTCAAATTAGCTAAAATGATTTTAAGAGGTGATGCAAAAGCAACATCAATCTTGGACAGAATGGTTAAGGAAATTGTGGCTCATTTGAATGACGTACATAGTGATGATGACGAAGACTATGATACTGATGAAGATGGTGACACTATGGGTCCTGACGATGATGATTTGAGTGATTTAGATGATTTCTTAGGTAGTTTAGGTATTGACAGGTCCTAACACTAACCTTTTATGGGTTTAACCAGAGAACAATTACTATTAGAATATTCAAGGTGTATGAAAAATACACCATATGCTCTTAAGACGTATCTTCAGACTTATGATAACACTCAGTCAAGATACGTCCCATTAGAGTTATTTCCTGACCAAGTTAATTTGGTTGAAGATTACGAAAACTACAACGAAAATATTGCATTAAAATACCGTCAGGCTGGTGTATCAACCGTGACTGCGGCTTGGGCAAGTAAAAGACTTGTATTTGCATCAAAACAAAGACCTGAAAAGGTTTTGATTATTGCAAACAAATTGGATACTGCCGTGGAAATGGCAAACAAAATTCGTGGATTTACTGAACAATGGCCTGCTTGGGTTGGTGTAAGTTTTTCACCAGATAAAAACGCGGCAAGACATTTTAAATTAACAAACGGTTGTGAAGTTAAAGCCGTTGCAACATCAAAGGATGCACTTCGTGGTTATAGCCCCACTATGTTGATATTTGATGAAGCGGCGTATATTGAAGCCGATGGTGATTTTTGGGCTGCTTGTATGGCTTCATTATCTACGGGTGGTAAAGTTGTTGTTGTATCAACACCAAACGGATACGACCCAATTTACTATGAAATCTACGAACAAGCCAATCGTGGAATGAATGATTTCAAGATTACAGAAATGTATTGGTATCGTGACCCCCGATATACAAAAGATTTATATTTGGTTAAAACTGATGAAATTATTCATTATTTATTAAATCGTGATGAATATACTGCCGATAGAGTTATTGATTTTTCAGGTCGTGACCCATATGAAAGAAACTATGACGAGTTAAAAGCTTATTTTGATTTAGGTTATAGACCATGTTCATCTTGGTTTGAGGCGATGGTTAAAAAACTTAAGTATGACAAACGTAAGGTTTCTCAGGAATTGGAATGTAATTTCTTGGGTTCGGGTGATAACGTATTTGATTCTAACTTAATTAAAAATATTACTGATAATATGATTAAAGAACCCATGAATAAAATGATGGGTGGTGGACTTTGGATATGGAAAGAACCTGAATTAGGTCATAAATATATTATGGGTGTGGATGTATCTCGTGGAGATTCTGAAGACTATTCAACGTTTCAAATTTATGACTTTGATGAAAGAGAACAAGTTGCGGAATATATTGGAAAACTTCCTCCTGATGTATTGGCTGAAATTGCTTACAAATGGGGTAACATGTACAACTGTTTTATAGTAATTGATATCACGGGTGGTATGGGAGTTGCAACAGCCAGAAAATTACAAGAACTTGGATATAAAGATTTATATGTTGATGGTGTAGATTTTGGTAATAGATGGAAATACGACCCAAAGGCGGCTGAAAAAATTCCTGGTATTAACTTTAACAATAAAAGGGTTCAAATTATTGCCGCTCTTGAAGAAAGTTTAAGACATGGATTAAAAGTTCATTCATCAAGATTATTGAATGAAATGAATACGTTTGTTTATATTAATGGTAGACCTGACCACATGAAAGGACAACATGATGACTTAATTATGTCATTGGCGATGGCGGTATATGTATCAGATTCATCTTTTTCACAACTCACAAAGGTTACAGAACAGGCGAAAACTATGTTGGAATCTTGGCAGGTTACTTCTTATGACCCACCAAAAGAACAATACTTTAACCCCTCAATTCCGAACACAAACTATAAATCAAACATTGCGTATCAAAATCAACCAACACAAAAGGATTATCAAGACTATTTATGGGTATTCGGCGGAATCAAGCGTTGATAAATATTAGTATTGATTTAAATTTTAAATATGGAAGAAAAGAACCTGACGATATGGCAAAGATTGTCCCAACAACTTGGACCGAATTCCCTTTTGGGTCAAGATATTCCCACTTATAAGTTTGATAAGAAAGAACTATTAAGAACTACGGATAAAGCTGAATACGAGAAAGAAAAATTACAAGCTCGCCAAACACATTATATTTCAAGTCAATGGGGTAAAATTGAAAATAATTTATATTCACAAGCAATTTATTATCAACCAACAAGATTGGCATCATATTACGATTATGAGTCAATGGAGTACACACCTGAAATTTCTGCGGCTTTGGATACATACGCTGAAGAATCTACAACGGTTGATGAAAATGGATATATGTTACAAATATACTCTGATTCACCAAGAATTAAGTCAGTATTAGGAGATTTATTTAATAACGCATTGGATATTAATACTAACCTACCAATGTGGACACGTAATACCGCAAAATATGGTGATAACTTTGTTTTCTTAAAGTTGGACCCGGAAAAAGGTATTGTTGGTTGTTTACAATTACCAAACATTGAAATTGAACGTATTGAAGTTGGTATGAAAGGTAGAGCAACATCTGGTATGGGTGGTGCCGTGGCTTCTAATAGTGATGCCAAAAGTTTAACTTTTACTTGGAAAAACAAAAACTTAGAATTTAATACTTGGGAAGTTGCTCACTTTAGATTATTGGGTGATGATAGAAAACTTCCATATGGTACTGCCATGTTGGAAAAGGCAAGACGTATTTGGAAACAATTAATTCTTGCTGAAGATGCAATGTTAGTTTATAGAACATCAAGAGCACCTGAAAGACGTGTATTTAAAGTATTCGTTGGTAACATGGATGATGCAGATATTCAACCATACGTACAAAGATTTGCACAACAATTTAAGAAAGACCAAGTCACTGACCCACAAACAGGAAACGTAGATATGAGATTCAACCAAATGGCGGTTGACCAAGATTTCTTTATACCTGTAAGAGACCCAGCGGCTCCAAACCCAATTGAAACTTTGCCAGGAGCAACAAACTTGTCTGAAATTGCCGATATTGAATATATCCAAAAGAAACTTTTAACAGCTTTAAGAATTCCAAAAGCATTTTTAGGATTTGAAGAAGTTGTTGGAGATGGTAGAAATTTATCATTACAAGACATTCGTTTTGCAAGAACAATCAATAGAATTCAAAAATCTATGGTTGCCGAACTTAATAAAATTGCAATTATACATTTATTTTTATTAGGATTTGAAGATGAATTAAATTCATTTCAACTAAGTTTAACTAACCCATCTAAACAAGCTGACTTGTTAACAATAGATGTTTGGAAAGAAAAAATGTTGTTATATAAAGATGCTGTTGCACCTGTTGAGGGTATTGCTCCAACATCACAAACTTGGGCTAAAAAACACATTCTTGGTTTCTCTGATGAAGATATTAAACTTGATTTACAACAACAAAGAGTTGAAAAAGCAGTTGCCGCTGAAATCGCCAATACTGCTAATGTTATAACAAGAACAGGATTATTTGATAATATTGACAAGTTATATGGTAATGGTGGAGCATCGTCAGGAACCACAGAAACACCACCGGCAGAAGGAGGTGATATGGGTGGATTTGGAGCTGACTTAGGTGGAGCACCACCAGCAGGAGGTGAAACACCACCAGCAGGAGGTGAAACTGCGGTTACACCGGAATCAGTTAAAAAGAACATGAACATTATTTTAGAACGTGATAATTTGTATGGTGTTGATGAAGTTGATTTAGAAAAAGGAAAACGTTCATTAGGGCTAATTGAAGAACAATTAGGAAAACTATTAGATTGATATATTTATTGATATGAAATTTGGACAATTACTTAGCAAAATAGAAGGATTAATGATTAATTCTTATGTGAATGAAACTACAAAATTGGAGTTAAGAAACTTCAAAAAATTGGTGTTGGAAAATAAAAACGCCAGTACAATGTTTTATATTTATACTGAATTATCCAAGAAAAATGGTTATGATAAAACTTTAGCTGAGGCTTACATCAACGAATCTTTAAGACAAGTAGAAAAACTTCTACCAAAATTAAATACACAAAAAATTGAATATTGGGTTAAAGATGTTGTAAGTGAAAATAACTACAAAGATATTGACAATTTAATTTACAACTCTTCTGATAAAATTATGGAGAATGTTGAAAGTAGAAAAACTCTTATAAAAAATTTAAGTGAGACTACTGAAGTTAAAACTGCAATACAATTACCAATGGAAACTTTGATGAATATTGCCAATAGAGAAATTAGTTCTTATATTGAAAATTTAGATGAAGATTCTAAAAGGGATTTATCTAAAGTATTAATGACTGAAGATGTGGAATTGTCAAAAGAGTTTGAAGATTTAAAAGTAAAAACAATTCACTCTTTAAGTAATATCAATGAATCTATGGATGATATTACAATAAAAAAATTACAGGAAACTATTAACCAAATCAAAGGTGAAGAGTTTTCTAAAATCAATTATGTAAAATTATACAATTTGTATAATAATATTAATTAATCTTTAGGTTTTTGAGATTCAACGTATTGAGCCTTTAATTTTTGTGCTCTACGTGTAACAGATGGTTTTTCATACTGAAGTCTTTCTCTTAACTTTTCATTTTGCTTGGTTTTAATTACCTTTCCTTTTAATTGTTTTAAGGCTTTTTCTAAAGGAGTTTTTGCATCTATTTTTACTTTTAACATATTATAGTAAATAATACAAAGTTGGTAAAAATTTGACAATAGAAACAAATTAGATTATTTTTTTACTAACAATAAACAATATATACACATGAATATTAATGAAAAAAGGAAAAACATCACGAATTGTAGGATTCAACAATTCAAAAGTGAGTTATGGAACAGTTGATTCCAAAAATTTTAAATCAGTCTATCTTAATCTACAGAGTTGGGTTTCACCAAAACAAAGTTATGACAATTGGGAAAGAATAGTATCAAATTTTGGTAGACAGATAAAACATACAATATTTGAAATATTAGACCCGACATTTTTTAAAGACAATTATATTGTTGATTTGGATTTAAGAACCAGCGGAATTGTTTACGGGAAAAAAAGTTTTATGAATTTGGAAATTACCCTATTTTTATCACAAGAAGTTGATTTCAAAGATACGATTCTTAAAGATAAATTGAAAAGAATTGCCAAAGAAATTTATATTGAAAACTTTAAAAAGAACGAGTATTTTGATTTTACACTATCTAAAAAGAGCAAAGAAGAAGCATCTTAGTATTTATTACTAAAACATACGTATGAAAATATTAGGACCTACCGAAACAGGTAAAGGAATATTGATTGAAATGGATGCCGGATATGTGTCACCATCTCATGAATTTAATAAAAAGATGCTTGAGGAAAATCACAAGAATTTCTTGGATTATTCAAAACCTTTTGAATTCTATGCCGTACTTCAAAAATACAATACACCAAACCGTAATGGGAGAGTGTACCCTGAAAGAATTTTAAAACGTGAATCTGAAAATTATAAAAAGATGATTGAAAAAGGAACATCTCTTTCAGAATTAAATCACCCTGAATCATCATTAATTGACCTTGACCGTGTGTCTCACATCATTAATGATATATGGTGGGACGGACATATCCTTATGGGTAAGTTGCGTCTTCTAACATCACCAGGATTCCATGAGAGAGGTATTGTATCTACAAAGGGTGACCAAGCAGCAAACTTGTTAAGACAAGGTGTTACTTTGGGTATATCTTCACGTGGTGTTGGTTCTTTAAAAAAGACTGGTGAACAGAATGAAGTACAAGATGATTTTGAATTAATTTGTTTTGATTTGGTATCTTCACCATCTACACCAGGAGCGTATTTGTTTACAAACCCTGATGATAGAAGCAAGTTTGAAGAAAATTTGGAAGAAGAAAAAGTTTCAAGAATGTCACCAATAGAACAACAAAGTGGAACAAAAATGAATCGCTCTATTGACTTATTGAAAAAATTAAACCATTATTTGGACAGATAATTTAAAAAACATGGACGAAAAATATTTTGTAGCAAAAGTACAGTACGATTTACCTGACGAAAACACAGGTAAATTAAAGAAAATCCGAGAGGAAAAATTGGTTAAAGGTTACTCTGTAACTGATGTTGAAGCCAAGGTAACATCCCGATATACTGGGTTCCAACATGATTGGAGAATCACAGCGGTCTCCGAAAGTAAAATAGACGAAGTTATTGAAGATTAATAAAAACCCCTCCTAACCGAGGGGTTTTTTATTTATTTAGGGTTTTTACTAAGCCCAAATAGAATTTTTTGACATATGGATATATTTATATGTTAAATTATTCTATAATAATATGACAGAAAAAAAGTCGTTAGTTGAGGAAGCACTACTACAAATGAAAAATTTGGAACAAGTAGTCGCCGAAAATGCAAAAGGAATACTTGCTTCTACAATGAAGGAAGAAATCTCAGAATTAGTAAAAGAGTCTTTGAAAAATGAGACTGAAAAAGAATCAAAAGAAGTTGAAATGGATGAACAATCGGAAGATGATTTAGACATGGATATTGATATGGATTCTAATGATGAAAACATGGATGATGTTGAAATGGACATTGATATGGATTCTGACGATGATGAATCGGAAGATGAATTAGATATGGACTTTGATATGGATTCTGATGATACACTACCAATAGACCTTACAAATGCGTCTGATGATGAAATCTTAAAGGTTTTCAAATCTATGAGCGATGAAGATGGTATCATTGTTAAACAAGATGGTAACCACATTACTTTAAACGATGAAGATGAAGATGTTGAATACATTATTCAAACTGAAAGTTACATGGACGAAGTTGAAATGGACGAAGAGTACATGGAAGAAGAAGAAATGGACGAAGCTGAATTATCTAACGATGAATTAGATTCTATGATGGCTGACATTTTTGGTAAAGAACAAATGGACGAAGAAGAAATGGACGAAGAAGAAATGGACGAAGAAGAAATGGACGAAGAAGAAATGGACGAAGTGGTGTATGAAATAGAAATGGAAGAAGATGATGATAGTGATGATGATAACGTGTCTGAAAGTAAAATGACAATTAAACCAGTTATGGGTAAATTAACTAAATCCTCTTTAACTAACAAAGCTAAAAAAATGGAAACTAAAGAAGGGTCAATGATGAGTAAACCTGTAGTAGGTAAAGGTGTTAAAACTGGAAGTGCTAAATTTGAATATAAAGAAGGTAGAAAAATGGAAACCAAAGAAGCGGCTATTGAACCAAAAGGTAAAGCTAAAGGAGTTGGTATGAATTTGAAACCTAAGAAGTTTGAATACACTGAAGCTGAAATGGAAGAAAACTATGGTTCTAAAAAACACGAATACAAACGTAAGGATGTTGATGGTGTTGAAAAGAAAGCTGGCGAAAAAGGTGGTCATTACAAAGATTACGAAAAAGAGGAAACTAAAGAAGCTGCTAGAACATTAGGTAATGGAACTAGAAATTACGCTGAAAGAAAAGGTTTACCTAAAATGAAAGTAATTCCAAATCAAGCTCTTGCTGAAGAAGTTGAAAGATTGAGAGAGAAGAATGAAGAATACAGAAAAGCACTTAATATTTTCAGAGAAAAATTAAATGAAGTTGCTGTGTTTAATTCAAACTTGGCTTACGCAACAAGATTGTTCACAGAACATACAACAACAAAACAAGAGAAGATTAATATCTTAAGAAGATTTGATGATGTTGAATCATTAAAAGAATCAAAATCATTGTATTCATCAATTAAAAATGAATTAAATACAACGACTCAAAACGTAGTTACAGAATCTATGGAAAAAATTGGTAAATCACCAGCATCAGGTTCTTCACAAAACTTAATTGAGTCAAAAACTTATGAAAATCCACAATTCTTAAGAATGAAGGATATCATGCAAAAAATACAAAAATAAAAATAAATAAAATTTAAAAACAAAAAAAATACTAAAATGGGTGCATTATTAGAAAGCGGTCTTGTTGGTAACATTGGTTTAAAACACCTTAAGGTTATCAAAGAAGACACAATCAACAAATGGGATAAACTTGGCTTTTTGGAAGGTTTAAAAGGTCACATGAAAGAAAACGTAGCTCAGTTATACGAAAACCAAGCTTCTTTCTTAATCAATGAGGCTTCTTCAACTTCTGATAGCGGTTCTTTTGAAACAGTTGTTTTCCCAATCGTGAGAAGAGTATTCTCTAAATTATTAGCTAACGACATCGTGTCTGTACAAGCAATGAACTTACCAATCGGTAAATTGTTCTACTTCGTACCTAAAATTCAAGGTTATTCTGGTGGTACATCAGCAGATGGATTATTTGGAAATAGTGGTTCACACTACGCTCCAATAGGTTCTCCAGGAAACTACCAAGGTGACCCTGACGCTGGTTATACTTCAGGTAATGGTTCATTTAACCCAATCTACAACAAAGATTTGTATGATTTATTCTACGAAGGTAATGAAGCTGGATTAAATCCTCCTGGTTTGTTTGACTATTCAAAAGGTCAGTGGACTGCTGTAACAGCAAGTACTGTGACTTATGCTTGGTCTGACGCTGGTTATTTATTACCAAAAGCATATCCAGTAGACAACTACAGAAAAGTAATTATCGTTATGAGTGGTTTTTCTAACGCTGGTGCTGGTCAGTTAATTGGTCCTAATGGTAACACTATGGATACTGAAGAATTCTTGTCTGGTTTGAACATCTTAGGTGTTACTGCTAACCAATATACTTAAGC